GGGGCCTTTAAATCGATTTATAATTCTACAAATTTACAACTTTACAATTTTATAATTTTACAATTTAATATTTTTTGTAACTATACAATTTTACAACTTTATAATTAGATATTTATATATTTTCATTTTTATATTAGAAATTCCAAAAAATCTTTTCATTTTTTAATTTGACAGAAATGGTAGATAGGAAGATTATCGAATATGATTTGTTTGACATCACAGATAATATTGGTACAATCACTAGAAAAATCTCAAATTGCTTGAGCACAGTAAACAAAGATAATGATTATGATTTGGCTTCTTTATATTTATCATACTTAAGATCAAGACATGATATTGTGCACATTTTTTTAGCTAAATTTTTGAATATTGGGGTTCAAAAAGAAAAAAGAATAGGTGATGTTTATAAGTTACCTGAAAATCTCTCAAAACTAACACCAGATATTGTTTTTGAAAAAGATGATATTGTTTATATTTTTGAGATAAGTGTTTCTAATGATCCGGCAGCATCTTCTCTGGAAAAAACAAAAAAGTATGAAGAACTTGTTCAGGTACTGGGAATAAATAAAAATGTTTGTTTTTACCCTTTTTGCTTGAGTAACACACTATCAAATATGGAAACTGAATTTATAGATATTAGACATAAGACACCACTTTTAGACAAACACAAGAATGGGTTTTACATGTCAAAATTCATGTTGTTATGGGATATGTTAATAGATATAAAAGATTTTGTTCAAGGAAACATAAATAAAGAATTTTATAGAGAATTTCTTTCAAATCAATTTAGTTTTGAGCAAACTGGAATATATAAGGACATAAATATTGAAATAGATTCTTTTAAGAGGGTTTCCTTTAAGAAATACAAAGAAGGTTTATTAATTGAAGATTTCTGTAAAAACGCCTGTATTCAAGATTATGAAAAGGAGCTGAAAAATATATTGGAAGAAGACTTGTTTAAGGAGAAATTTGGTGACAAAAAAAATAATCTTGGTCAATATGAGAGAGCAAAGGAATATATAATTGAGAGTAATAAAAACTATCCAGTAGAAGAATCAAAACCAAGTCATCATATTTTTGCAAAATTTCCTGAGGAAAACCCTGTTTTAAGGTTAATTGAAGGTAAGAATTGTGAACAGGAAATGATAAAAAATTTTTTTTCATATGTTTCTAATGCAAATTTTGGTGATGATGACATTCAATCAAATTTTTTGAAAAAAATGACAGAAAAGTTCAATGATGCTATAAAATTACCAGAATATAATAAAATGTTCACAGAAGGGGTTTTTTTGAACAAGGAAAAAGATGGAGAAATGAAAAAAGATTACCATAATCAGAGAACAGAAAAAGAAAAAAAGAACAAAAAAATACAGGGAACAAAAATAAAATTGGAAAGAAATGCTCAAGCTTCATACAAGAAATACTGTGAAAACCAAAATTATGTGCAACCAAATGATAATTTTTCTATCAGAAAAAAGACAATAACAGTTGACAAATTAAATGAACATGAATTTCATTCTTTTTGGTCAAAAACAGCAATTATGCATGATAAAAACCAAAGAAATGAAAAAGAAGAAAAAATCTACACAACGATTGATTTTAAAGAAAAAAAAGAAACAGATTTTTTCATCAAAAAAATATCAATGGATAACCCTGACAAAGAAAAGGAGCACTTTAAAGAATTTTTCAAAGAATTTAGTACAAGTGATTCTGATTTTGCAAACAATATTAAAAAAGAATATATTGATAACTACATGCCTGTTTTTGAAATATTGAGTAAAACTGTTTGTTTTAATTATAACAGAAAAGTTCAATTAATTGCAAGACAAATGATTCATTTTCAATTATTATCTATGAATGAAAAAAACTTTGGTTTCTTTAATTGTGGTGATCCCAATCTATTATATATTGTGGCAGGTTGTTATAACAAATTATCATCAGAGAATGGAAAACCTTTTTTGACACTCATAATAACAAGAGAACCAAATGATTATACTTCTTTTTTTGGTAAATTGAAAAAATGGGATCTTGGTGATGGTGTTTGGCTGATTATGACAAATTGGAGAAGATTACCCGTTTTTAAAATAACACACATAAAAGATACTTTTTATTCAACATTATCCAGTACAATGAACAGTTATTTATCAGCAGAAAAATCTGGTACATATAGTAAAAAGAAAATAATCAACAACTATGTTATGAGGTCAATGATTTCTAACTGCACAAATCAAAAAGTTTCTGAACATTTAATGGACATAAGATATGCTTACATGTCTGCATTTTCCACACACACTAATATAGAATTATTATTATATGAAAAATATAAACCTCCTTTTAATTGTTCATTGGATGTTTGGATTATTGATAGAGCTTTAAAAATGTTACCTAGGATTTTTTCAAAGGTTATATTAGAAGGTGGTATCAGCATTAGAGCACCTCATTTTTTCAATAGGAAAAGAGATAATAAAACAATTGGTGGTGTCTTTAGAATTCCTTCATTATGGTTAGAAGAAGGGACTTATTTGGTTGAACCACAAGAGATTTTGGACGAAGCTTTTTTATATGTTCACACAATGAAAGAACCGTCAAATGTTTATCATGAAGAAGTAAAGGCAATGAAAACAATTGTGACATTACAAGAAAAATATGACAAATTATCCTTTGAAAGGAAACATGGTTTATTAGAACCTAAGCATTTAAAAGATTTTTTTCTAGATTCAAATATAATAGGTTGTTGCGCACCAATAATTTTTGATTCAACAAAATACACTCTTGAATTAGAAAAACCGAATTTTAGAAAAATAATAAATGACATCAATGATGAAAGTATATCAGAGATAATAAGCACAAAAGCTGTGATACATGATGTTGAAAGGAAAATTGTTATTAGGGAATTGGACACTAGAGAGATAAAAAAATACAAAAAAAGATACAAGTTTATTCATGGTGAAGATGTTTCTGAGAAAGATTTAAAAGAAGTGGATGGGTTTTATTTTGAATCACAATCAAAATATTATGATAAAAGGAAACCTAGACAAAAAGTTATGGAAACAATATTAGAAGTCATAAGAGACAAAAACATAGGTAAAACAGTTGAATTAGCAGACTGGTTCATTTCACAAGAAAATGGTGAAGTACTTGCAGATATTTGCATAAAGTCTCAATATGGTGCTAAAAGAGAATTTTATGTTATTAATATTGGTGCAAAAGCTTTAGCAAGATGTACAGAAAATTTTTTTAAAAAAATCTGTGAAAATTCACCAAATGAAGCAATTTCAATTCCAGGGGATCATAAATTCATGCAGATGCAAGAAATGCTAGATCATGCATATTATGATATTGTTAAGGAAGGTTTTAAATTAAAATTTGTAAATGGTGATTGTACCAAATGGTCTGCAGCTGAAACAATGTCTTCTTTTTATTCAATGTGTCATGCTTTTGATGATAAGATTCCTATAGGAATGTTGACACTTATAAAAACAACATTTTCAGCTTGGGCAGATAAGAAAATACAAATACCACTCAATATTTTAAAAAACACAATAAAAACAGAAAAGACAGAATATTTGAAAAATAATCAGGAAGGTAAATTTAATAGTACTCATAATTTTTTACAAGGAATGTTCAATTATTCTTCTTCCTATAAAGCTGTGTGCTGTTCAAATTATACTTACAAACTTTGGTTAAGATTTTACCCAAATAGGCAATTGAAACTATACCACATGGAACATTCAGATGATTATGTTATGATAATTCTATACAAGGAGGAAAAAGATTTTGAAGATTTCAGAATTTTACATAAAATGATTATGAAATTACACGGTTTTAATGATAGTGAAAAGAAAACTAGCTGTCAGTCTTTTTTAATGGAATTTGTTTCTCTCATGTCTTTTAATGGAGTAATGTTGTACCCACAGATAAAAAAATCTAAGGAAGTAAACACCAGTTTACCATGCACAGGATTTAAGAATGATATGGAAGCAGCACACTCTAGGGTTGGAGAATGTATGAGAATAGGATGCAATCAAAGTTTCTTATATTTCATGCAAAAATTACAAAATTATTGTATAGGTGAAGCTTATTCAATCTTACCAAAAATGAGAAACAACTTCAACAGATCATTGAAAGAACTCTTAACCACCCCAATTGAATTATTTGGTCTTATTGATTGTATGCCTATTTTTTCATTATTTTGTAAGGGTAATATTAACAATTTTAGACTATTCAATTATGGTGATGATCTGACAAAGAAAAATTTAGTATCCTTATACTTAATGGGTTGTAGTGTAAACAATGAAACAATTTTATCAGAGGAAAATGAGGATTATAATTATAGCATATACCATCCTAGGTATCTTTATGAAACTGATAATCATCAAATAAAAAATCTAAGACAAAATATAGATATTGATGAAGATGGTATAAAGAGTTTCTGGGAAAATCATATATCATACAAGTTTGTTAAACCCAAAGAAAAAGAAATGTTATCAACATGGATAAAATGTATGTTTTATAATAGGAGTTTTGTTGAAGCTTATACAAAAACATCAAGAACAAAAATGACAATGAGAATATCAAAATATGTTAGCGGGTATGTTTTAAAGGATTTCATAAATTATAATGATATGAAAGAGGAAAATGAACAGGGTAAGTTTACAATGCTTGAAATGATAAAAAAAATGTATGAAGAAATTAAGGTGTTGAATTCAGGTTTTGATGACTTTATGTTAAAAGGGAAAGAGAAAAATCTCTTTTTGAAAATTTTGTCAAAGGCAGATGCAACACCACACACAATTTACAGATTATTAGAAGACTCTTATAGGATAGGGTTTAAGGAAAACAAGCAAATGCAAATTGCAATGAAAATGCCACGGAAAATAAAAACATATTTTATTCAGAACAACCCACAGTCTATTTTACAATATTTGTTCAATAAAGAAGATTTTGTAACAGATGATAGAAAAGTTAGATCTGAAGTTTCCTTAGAGAAAGATATTCAAACTTTAAAAAATGTTCATGGAGATTTGATAAATGACACTAGTGTTTTAAATATTATATCAATTTTCAATGACATGATGTTGAATAAAGAGGATCATAATATTATGGTTGGTTTTGACAGAAATAGTACTACTTTACCTGAAGTCATAAAAGACATACTTGAAAACTCAAATAAACCACATTTTGGTGAAGATTGGGTTATAAATGGTTCGATAAGTTTAAAACATCCTTATACACAAAAGGAAACATTTTTAAAAGTGGATAGATTGACACAGGACAATGACAAACAATCACTTGAAACCTTGACATTGTACACAACCTACATGTTGTTGAAAGCAAAAATGAGTCAGAATGAGGTAATTGAATATGTCACAGAAAATTTTTATTTTAATGAGGATAATAAAAAATCAAACGTAAAAGAATTCCTAAGGAAATTTAATCCAGATTACATACAAGACCATGATATTAGTTTTACGGAACACAAAATAATAGCATATCTTTGCCAGTTTTATTTGAATGACTCATTAATATCAGACCACTTGTTAAAACAAAACTACATGTATTCATACAATTATGTAAAAAGAGCAAACAATACTGGTTCAGCTTGGATTGGTGAAACAATTTGTGATTTTAAATATCTGAGTAAGCTTTTTTATTTTGTTCAAATTGATCAGAACAAACCTTATGTTGTTTCTGAATCTTCCCCAGGAAAATATATAATACCAGCTTACAATGTAGCTTTAAGACTAGGGTCACTGATAAGTGAACAAGAATTGGAATTCAACACATATGAGAATAACCTATTAAATAGTCATATCAAATTTGATTCAATTGTAGAAAAATTTATTGAAGATAACAATATTTATGGTGTTTTAACAATTACAAATGATAAAATTGGAACAATAAAAATCCAAAATTTAGAACATGGTCAGGTGATTTTACCAGTATTCTTGACAAGAAGGAAGATAAATGTTACTGGTGGATCACATTATAATATAGGTAAATTTAAACCTGAACTAAAAGGTATA